GGGATACCATACAAGTTACCGATTTCACCAGTGCGAATGGTACTGTTTGTACCACCAACAAAGGCTTGTTCAGTGTAACGAGCCAAACCCATCAAAGTGTTGCGACTTGAGGGAGGAATCAAGAAGAAACGCTGATCCATTGGGGTATCAGTGTCATCAAGACGCTGAATGGTGCGGCGAATAGCGGCATCGGTCAATGCTGACTCATTGTTGTTTGCGGCAACATAAGCAGTAGTACCATCACCACCGATAAATGCACCAGTTGCATACACGTTTGTACCAGCACCGCCATTGGTAGAACGACCCAACTGAACCAAATCAGTATCGACTTGTTTAGCCAAAGCGTAACCAGCGTCAGAAGTGTAAAAATTACGCAAGCTGTTCAAGGCTTGGGCTTCGACAATATCTTCAATCAAACGGCTGTATTCGTAATGCTTGTTGATAGAAACTTGAACTTCAGACTCTGTAGCGGCAATCAAGGTGACTGCTGTTTCAGCGGCTTTAGCAGAAGCAGAACCACGGGTAGGTGCGGGAATGTGAATTACATCACCCTTCTTACCTTTAAAGTTCATCTTCATAATGAGGTTCGCAAGAACCAAGTTTTTCTTGTACGCAGCTACAATTTCATCACTCCAAATTTCAGGGATGAACTTTTCTGCTGTGGTTACAGTAACTGAATTACTGGGGGAAAATGAGGTTGCCATTTTGAATCTCCAAAAAACGATAGGTTAAATTATTTGACCCTGCCGTCTTGATACGCTTGCATGATTTCTCCGCTTAACGCCTCATAACGATCTGGGTCGGTCATTTTCAGCCGAATTAGATCAGCCCTTCTGTAGACCCTCTTTCCAGACTCCCCACTTCCACCTACATCTACACCCGCTGCCTTAAGGTTTGACTTTCGCTGGGTTTCCCCTGCATCTGAAGTTTGTTTAGCCTTAACACCGCGCAACTGCTTGTAGGTACTCAGCAACTCGTTGGCACTGTCGTAATCAAACTCACCATCAGCTTTTGCGTACAAACCAAGGCGAATAGGTGAAGATTTCACCCAATTCACAAAGTCTGTATCTTGAGCAATCTGACCAAAATCAGGATGCTCTGCCGCCAGCTTTTGCTGAATCTGCATCTTTTTGAACTCTTGACCAGCTTGTCTAGCCGCAAGTACATCAGGATGGTTATCAACTGTTCTACGAACTGCCTCTTGTGGATTCTCGAAAAAATCTACTTCTGGCTCTTTTTCAATAGGTTGTTGCTTAGAGGAGAGGTTTTGCTTTATGAGTTCATCTGCCAGCTTTCGCACTTCCCCAACTTCCTGCGCTTGCTTTCCAATCAGCTTCTCAGCCTCTTGGTGCATTTTGACCACTTCTTCCAAAGATTTTTGCCTGTATTTCTCAGGCATCTCGGACAAGGGTGCTACTTCAGGTAGTTGATTCTTTTGCTCAACTGCATCTAACTCACTTAGCGACTCATCTTCATTGTCAATCAACATATTTCTTCCTTTTCCTGCCGTTATCGGTTCTAGGACATTCAACTCGGCTTACGCTTGTGAGTTGTGCTTTTGCTCCCACTTAAGCTGATCTAGGTGTTTTTTCTCGAACTTCCCATGCTCTGACGGGAAAGAACCAGACCACCCTTCTAACTTGAAGTTTGGAGCAGATAAAGTGCGATTGGCTGTTTCTCCGCACTCACATCGAAAACTTGTTGTCTCATAATCAACAAGTCTTTCAGTTTTATGCCCGTTTGCACAGGCAAAATCAAACATTCTTTTCATTCAATTCCTCGTAGGCTCTCTCGCTGACCTCTTTCAAGGTTTTCAGCCAAGTCAAGATGGAAAGTTCACCTTTTTTAAACATTAAGGTCTTTTCATCAGGAATAACGCTCAGATTATTGAGTGACTCTATCATAATGTCAATATCCATGCACAAATCCTTCCAACCCTCTTTTGACATCATGTCAAAGCGGTTTTCGTAATAGTGCTGAAGTTCTTGGTTCATGCAGATGCCGCTTGCAATGGAGTCAGGTCTTCTGTTGTCCAATAGTCTTTTGCCAGCATGATGACCAAGTGGTCACAATTCCTCTTGAGCGTGTCTGCCCAATCAGCATCAGTCATGTCTTCAGGCTGTCCTGCGTTGATTAGGTTTACGCTGTCCATAGCGGCAGAGTAGTGCTTGGCGATTTGTTCTGCGGTGATTTCATTCATGCTGATGCTCCGTTGATTTGGGCTTTGAGGCTGTCAACCTCTGCTTTGAGTTTCATGCCTTTGTTCCATGCTTGAACGCCCAATATGCGATAGGCATGAAGTCCGTTTTCTGACACAGTTACCCATTCCAAATTAGAAAGTCTGTTGTCGGTTTTAACTCCGTTTTTGTGATTCACTTGTGGTTTGTTTTCTGGGTTTGCAATAAACGCACGACAAACAAGACGATGCACAGTCTGATTGCTTTTTATGCCATCAGCGCAAAAACTAACAATCCAGTATCCGGGCCTTGAAAGACCCTGTTTCAAAAGTTTTGATGGCGATTTACGCAAGCCATTGCCCATTCTGTTCATTACCATTCTTTCAACAGAGCGAACATTTCCAAAGTTGCTCACTTGGTAAAAACCTTCAAAACCTACGCAGTCAATCCAAACTTCATTCATAAACCGACCTTTGCTTTCAATGCTTCAATGTCTGCGGCTTGTGATGTGATTATGGCTTGTTGTTCTTGGATGGCTTTGATGAGAACAGAAGTAAATTTGTCGTACGAAACAGAATCTGGCTGTTGCTCTTTGTTAAAAATTGTCAATTCTGGGATAACCAATGCAACTTCTTCTGCAATCAAACCAACATCTGTTTGGCCTCCAAATTTGGTTTCGTACATTCTTGATTGCAGTTGCATGACTGCATTAAGACCATATTCAGAGTCACGAATGTTATCTTTGTATCTTGCTGATGATGTTTCTCGTTTAAGATTTCCTAAACCATCGTCTTTAATGGTATATCCACCAGTTCCATTAGCAATCGTAAGAGTCCATGTTGTTAAACTTGGATTATAAAATCCCCTCGGATTCCCATCCCCATCAGACAGCACGATGTAGTTGCTTGCTGTGCGAATGTCTAAGCCGCCTTGGTTGCCTGAGTAAGCGCCAATGATGGTGTTCTTGGAGCCTGTGGTTACAGCCTCGCCAGAACCTTGACCAGAAGAGTTTGCGCCAATGAATGTGTTGCTTGTTCCAGTAGTGATTGACACGCCAGATGCGTAGCCAATTAAAGTATTGCCCGACCCTGTTGCCAAATATCCAGCTTGATAGCCTGAGAAAGTATTGTATTGACCTGTACTGTTTGTGTACCCCGCCTGATAACCCACAGCAGTGTTGCGTGAGGCTGTGGTATTGGCTAAGAGCGCTTCTTTACCAAGTGCTACGTTGTAAGAGCCAGTTGTGTTGCTATACAAAGCATTGACGCCGCCAGCAAAGTTAAAAGAACCTGTGCTAGTTGTATAAGCGGCAAGGCGTCCAACGGCCGTGTTATCAGCCCCCGTAGTATTTGCGTACCCCGCCTGATAACCTACAGCAGTGTTATTAGAGGCTGTGGTGTTGGCTTGGAGGGCTGATGCGCCCACCGCCACGCATGACGAGCCAGTTGTGTTATTGGCTAAGGCTTCATTTCCTAAAACGGAATTTGAACTTCCTGTTGTGTTATCTTCTAAAGCATAAGCACCAATACCAACATTGGCAGCTCCAGTAGTGTTTTTGTTCAAAGCATAAGCACCAACAGCCGTATTGGGGTCACCAGAAGTCAGCGCTTTAAGTGCTTCAAAGCCTACGGCAGTTGAACGAGTTGCTGTAGCAGTTGCCGCAATAGCACTAGCACCCACCGCAGTGTTGGTAGCCACAGCACCAGCACCTCTGCCGACTGTGAGTCCTTCGACCACTGCACCACCAGTTAAAGTGGAGACACCTGTCACGCCTAGAGTTGTAGATGCTGTGACAGAGGTAAATGCACCAGTAGAAGCTGTGGTAGCGCCAACAGTGCCGTTGATGTTGATAGAGGCTGTGCCTGTTAAGTTAGTAACAGTACCGCTTGATGGAGTACCTAATGCACCACCATTAACCACAAAAGCACCAGAAGTGCCTGTGTTGACACCCAAAGCAGTTGCAACACCAGTTCCAAAAGCTGTAATCCCTGTACCACCATTAAGAACAGGCAATGCAGTACCAGACAATCCAATTGCCAATGTCCCTGTTGTTGTTACAGGAGAACCAGTAACAGATAAGAATGCAGGGACTGTTGCCGCCACACTTGTAACTGTTCCTTGGAATTGGTCAGCAGATGAAATGGTGAAGTTAGGATAAGTACCAGTGATTGTTGTTGTACCGCCTTGGGTCAAAGCAACAGTCTGATCTGGCGCAGAATTGGTAACAGTGAAATTTGGATAAGTCCCACTGGTGCTAATACCTGTACCAGCAGTTAGCGCAACAGTCTGATCTGGCGCGGTATTTGTAATTGTGAAACTAGGATAAGTGCCACTTGTTGATATGCCTGTGCTTGCAGTCAAAACTACTGTTTGATCTGGTGCAGTGTTGGTAATGGTCAAAGTGCCAGTAGTTGTAATTGGGCTACCACTGACGCTGATGCCTGTACCACCAGTAGCCGCAACACTTGTGACTGTGCCTGTACCTGAACTAACATTTACAGTTACATCGTCACCTGAATTGGTAGCAGTAACCGCCGCACCAACAAAGTTAATGGTCTTAACACCTGTGGAAATTGAAGTTCCCTCGTCTTTGATGCCAACCGCCGCATTGGTAGACATTGTGCTGATGACTTTGATCTTTTCAGCAACATCAGCAGATACAACCTCACCAACATTTATCTCTCGACCATCAGACAAAGAAATAATCAAAGAACCATCAAAGTCAATGTTTGCGTTAACTACTGATACGCCATCAACTCCATTAACCCCGTCACGACCAGCTTGCCCGTCAAGACCTCTTTCGCCCTTTAGACCATCTTTGCCTGACTTGCCATCTTTACCATCACGACCATCGTTACCATTAGAGCCATCACGCCCGTCTTTGATAGACAAGACTCGTTTCTCAATAGAATTACCAACTGACTCAAATCGGGTAGTAATGTCATACTCAATCTTCTTGAGTGCTTGGACAACCAAGTCAACATTCTCACCAATCTTCTTCTTTTGTATCTCTTTGCTTTGGGCAATAGACTTTTGAATAGACTCAAGAACAGCCAACTTCTCGTTATCTGTCATCTGGTCAAGGTTTGGCAATAAACTCATTTCAATGCTCCAGACAATTGGTCTAGAAAATCGTTCTCAACTGAACGCAAATTCTCTTGTTTGTTTGCCATCTGCAACTCAACAATCTTTGACTTGTTTTTAATGTCTGCTTCTTTCAACATGAGTTCAGCAATCTTGACTCGCTTGTCAAATTCCTTAGAAGCCAGATCGTCTTGGTTTGGAAGATTCTTAGTCAGGCTTGCACTCATCTTTGCTTGCACTTCTTGCGGCATTAATTGCGCCTCAACAGACAATTTAGTAGCTTCAGCACGATTTTGCTCTGCTTGAGTAGTGCTAACAGCAATCTGAGCCTGTGCCGCTTGCATTGCCAACTGTTGTTGCATCTGCTGCATCTGCTGTTGTTCAGGATTTGGCTGCATCATCTCATCCAACTTGGCAATCAACTCCATTCTGTTGGACAAGCTGCTGTTTCCTATGATGCCTTTAAGCAAAATAGGTAAAACAGGGGTATCAGCACCCAAAGTCTGCAACAAACCAATAAATTGCTGCTGTTCGTACTCTCTAGCAATGATGCCCAAGGTAGCTGTAGGCACAAAATTCATGTCTACAGAAGGATAACGCTCTGGGTCAAACTGCATATACCGAAAAGCCGCCTTCTGGATGAATGGAATCAAGAAATCTTCTTGAAAATTCACCAATGTGCGCTTGTACTTCTTAATGATTGAGGCAACCGCCATCGACATACCACCACCATCACGGCTTGCCTGTGAAACCATGCCGTTAGAGTCCAGCGTACCAGTTGCTTGCAACAACATACGCTCAAACTCTTTGGCAGTTGCTAGGTTATTGGGGTCACTCTGACCAAACTTGAATGGGTAAATAATCTCACTTGGGTTGCCATTGGTAAGAATGGCTTTACCAGCCTTCACCTCAAACTTCATACCTCTTGGAAGTCTAGTTGCATCCATCGCAACCATAGGGGCAGTGGTTAAAGCAAGCGAATCCAAGTGAGCGCGAGTCTGAGCATCAATAGCTTTTTGCATATTGAAGGCTTTTTCCACTGTACCTCGCCCCAACAGGCGGTTTGGAACTGTATCGTCTTGGTAGGACAACACAGGTCTATCTTTCATCATGTAAGGGTTTTCTTCAGCCTTCAACAACATACCATCATTGGCAATCACGACAATGGCTTCAACCATGTCTGAGTAATCTTCTGCCGCTGAATTCTCAGGAAACAACTCAACAATGTCTTTGTTTTCCTTCATGTTGTTCAAATACTCACGGGGTACTAACCCGTAGTATGTCAACAACAGAACCTTCTCGTCTTGGTACTGTGATACCTCTTGGGTAGCTTCTAAGTCAGTGTCTTCGTAGGTGGGCGTGATGTTTACCTTGCGGTAAATGCCTTTTTCGATTCCCTCTACAATCTTGTGGATTGAGACGTATTTCTCAATAGCCACGCCCATACAGTC